TCTTTAAAAACATTTTGGCTTTCTGTTAATTGTTCTCGTGCTTCTTGCAACTTCATCTTACGCCATAGTATGTCGGCTAGATCAATACCTTCGTTGGTACTGCCAGGTGTTGCTGGTGCTTTGGCTTTTGCAGTGTTGGCTTTGATTCGTTTCATCATTGCACTACGTGCGGCACGCCCACCTTGTTTTGCCTGGGGTTGTGCAACAGGCGCTGGCGTTGGTTGGGTTGTTGCAGGCGCTGCTGGGTTACGATTATTTTTCCAAACTGCAGGAGGCTCTGCAGTTTGTGGTTGTGGAGCAGTTTGTGGTTGTGCTTGTGGCACTGACTTTGTTGGCGATTGAGGAATACTTTGGTCGTGTTGTTTACTCAAAAATTCTTGGAAGCTTTCGTGCGGTACTTTTCCTGTAGCCAAGTGACTCCATTGGCCATTGTCATTTAATCCGTAGTCTTTGTTTTGATACTTTATAATAATAGGTTCTTGACTAACAATCTGCACTCCTGGTGCCATGTCATGCTTCTCAACATCTTTAGCACCGTGTGCGGCATTACCTTGTGCAACAACACCTTGTTGTCCACCTTGTGGCGTTTGTGTAGCGCCACCTGCATTGGGTGCGCCTGAGTAGCCCAAATCTCGAGTTTTCCAAATTCCGGCGTATTTTTTAATATACGCTTGTACTCCAGCTGGAGTCATGTTTGGAGGTAGGTCAACTTCTTCAGGATTTAGAACTACACCTTTGCCTTCAGTGCCATTTTTAAAATGATTTGCCACATAGTTTTGTAATGCCTCGTGATCATCCTTTAAGCTGGGATTTAGTTTTACCAGTTGATTCCAACGATCGGTGCTGATTTTAACCAACTGATCAAAGTTCTTGTCGTCTTGACTTTTTCCAAATCCAAAAATTTCAGTTATTTTCACTTTTCCACTCTCCCAATTCCGCGTTTGAATTTTGAAGGATCTTGTGTACGTATACTGTTTACTAGTCTACGTTCCAACTCCTCGGCCTGCTCGGGTTCGTAGTTTTCACGTATGTAATTGATAAGGTTAATTGCGCCCTGTATCACGTGGCTAGCACGTGATTCCACTAAACTTCCACGGTCTCGTTGTGTAAGTAGCGTATCTAATTCGTCTAAAATACTGCGAGCTCGCTTTTGCAAGATTTCACTCCAATTTATGTTATATTTATATGATTCCGCAAACATCATCACAGATGACTAAACGACCAGATTCATAAGTTTTCGCATCCCAACAAGCTTCAATATTAGAAAACCACTCAATACATTCACTTAGGGTATATTTTAATGCATTATTTTTACTAATTAAAGGGACCAGTTGTGCATTTGCGGCTTGGTGATACTGCCCGGCACCATAGGTTTTAGGGTAAAATCCAGTAAAACAACAAGGGCTCACATCACCGTTTGCAGCCACATACACGGATTTTCTTTGCTTGGTTTTGCAGTTTATTTTATTTTTAGGTTTTCTGCCGGGAGTAATATCTTCTAGTAAAATTAAATCTGTCTTTTTCTTATGGAATAAAACCTTAAATTCTGTCTCGCCTGAATAATTACCCAGTACATGAGTAAGTTCACCATGTTTATTAAATACTGGTGCTGTATTTCGCCCATCGTCAACTAAAGAAAACCCACTAAATCCCATTTCCTTTGACATTGTTCGACATGCATCAATTTGGTGAAGATTATGTTTAAACTTAATAAATTTCCATGTAGCAACTCCACCAGCAGATATAAACATCTGGGCATTTTTAATAACAGTAGTCCACGATGTATTTTGCCTATATAGATGATGAGTATCTTCTAATCCATCTATACAAAATAAAACTCTTGCTTTATTTCTTGCCAGTTGTTGCCAAAATTCTTTTGACCTAGCAGATCCGTTGGTGCTAATGGTTATGATTAAATTAGGGTTGGAGTTATGAAAATATTCAACTATATCAGCACCTTCGGGATTCATAACAATGTCGCCAAAATTTCCATTTATCATTAGGCTTTTTAATTGTTGTAAAAAATTTAATTCAAATATCTTTTTAGCATGATCTAATGTTAGATTTATCTCAGGATATCCACCATTGTGTGGATAGCCCCAAAATGTTCTTGGACACCAAGGGCAACTGGCATTACATAAACTTGATATTTCAAGATGTACATCTTTTATATCGTTGTACGCAATCATTCTGATTTACTCTTTAGTCCTGCCAACATGCTTTTGAGTTTACTACTTTGTACTTCGGCACTGACTGTGGGTATGTCCAATCCTGTTCCGGGTCGGGCCTCGGGTCTAGGCAATGTTTTAGTATCGCCACGGATTTGATCCATGATACTGGCCTTGGGTGGCCCAAATCCGGTTTCGTTAGCATCTGGCCCGGGGTCGGTGATACGCATGGTTTCAATGTTGTATTCAAGATCAATCTTGTTGCCTACACCTGTACTCGATCTTGACTTCATGCACTGTATTTGATACTTGCCACGTTCACGCATAGCACGACTAGTAAAGATGCCAAACACATTATCTGCTGTATTAATTTTACTAATACCACCAGCAATATGACTATGGTCAAATTCTACTTCTTCAACTGCACTACGATTAAGTTGACTTGCAGTTACCAACAGTATGTTTAGTTCTTTGGCCAAGTTACGCAATTCTTCTGCCACATACTTGTCTTTGATAAACTGATCGTTAGGGTTAACTTTAACACTCACTGGCATCACTAAGTCTAAATAATCCACCATGACAAAGTCAACTTTTATTCCAGTTTGTATTTGTACTTCTTTTAAGTAACTACGAATATCGTTTACGTTACTTTGTGCTGGCAATGCTTTGACTCTATACTGTCCGGACTTTTTGCTTACAAGTCTAACCTTCATTGTGGTTGTGTCAATGTCTTTGCGTATGTCTTTTGTGCCAGTACCAGTTAACATTGCATCTGTTCTCAAACTTGTTAATTCTTCACTAAGCTCTAAAGTAATGTAAACACCACTTAAACCTGCTTGTAGCCAGCTGAGTGCTATGTTCATCATTACAAGACTTTTACCTGAACCTGAACCTCCGGCAAATATGTTTAGTTCACCTCTGCTAAATCCACCATACAATAGCCTATCCATTTGTGGCCAGCCTGTGCTAACTTGTCCGCCACTGTTAAAATACTTGTTGATACGTGCCGCGGGGTCTGCAAAGTAATCTGTTCCCATATCCTTTTGCAAACTAATTTGTACTGCATCCTTAATTAATTTTTCTACAGGATCATAATCACCTTTTTCCAACATGTCTGCGGCTTTTAAAATAGCACGTTCAAGTTCTTGACGCTTAGTAAAGCCTTCAAACTCTTGCATAAACCACTCATAGTGTCCTTCATTTAGTTCGGGTACTGGCCGTAGTTCTACTCCTGTTGTGGCTTTTATCTGCTCCAGCGTCGGCATAGTTTTGTGCGTGTCTGTATGCGTTTTAATAAACTCTGCAACTGCTCGTAAACTTCTATCAAAGTTCTCGGGATTGTAAATGTTTTGCACACGTACATAACTTGATGCATCCTGCATCATCATTTCTAAAAATAGTTTTTGTAAATCTGGTGTATATTCTTTTATTGTCATAGTTGATTATTTAATTTCTTCTTCATTAACTCAATTTTTAAACGACTTGTCTCTCGAGCTTCAAGTATGCTTTTTAACACAAACAATTTGCCATACTTGATCACTGCTGCATTGATATCTTTAAATGTGCCAAACCATAATGGAAAAGAGACGCTCCATCCAAATTCTTGTGCATCACTAACAAGCTTCATTCCTGCTCGGTCATAGTCAGGTACCACAATAACTTCCCGTCCCAAACTGTCAATTATGTCGGCTTGTTGCTCGCTACATTCATTGCTTAGTACCGCTACGCCATCTACGGCCATTGCATCTAGAGGGCCTTCACACACAATGACAAATTTAGCATTGGGCAACTGTCGGTCTGTGTTAAACACATAGTTGGCGTCGTATTGACTATAGTACTTGGGCTTGACTTGTGCGTCAAATGCTCTTGCCGTATATCCAATAATTTCATTCTGCCAAGTAAATGGAATTATAACTCGTCGATGTAAATTATACTGTTGTTCTGTGGTATAGTAGCACTCATATTTTTGTAAATCTATTGCACGTTGTGCCATATACAACACAGGCGCATGATGTGCTGGTGTATCGGCGTTGTCTGCTAGTTTATGAAATGTTTCCATTGCCATAAAACTCTGTGCTTCCGCAGGCAAAGGGCGGGGTTTGAATACAATCGCTTCTTTGTGTTCTTCCGGTTGATCGGGATCAACTAGTTCTTTAATACGTATAGCATCAATGACTAATCGCTTGACAGTATTGTCATCTGCTCCCAACCACGTTAATAGTTTACGGAACTTGTAGTTTAAATGTCTGCCGGGAGTATAGTTGGCAGTATAGTTGCAGTTAAAACAACTGTAGGATATAGCACCATTGGGATTGGTAATGATACCGCCACGTCCACGAGTGTCCTGCGTTTCGCCTCGATTGTGACAACAAACTGCATTGAAACTGATCCATCCCGACACCGAGTTTGTTTTCCTTTTTCCGGGAAGTAAACTGTTTACAGCATCAAGAATCGAATTAAGCATCCTACTATTATATAGGAAACTCGGAACAAGATCAAGTGGTTAGAATGTCTGTTTCCAAGTGGTGGAGTCCACTTTGGTCCATATGGCTTGGACGTTGCTCCAAGTATTAGTGGCGGTTTTGACTCGTACGTTGGCTAGATAGCTCCAAGTATTTGCGGCGGTTTTTACGGTTGTTCCGCCACTGGATACCATTTGATAAACTACATTGCCGAACGGCACTCCTAGTCCAGTTACTGGATCCCAATTTGAACTTGCGGCGTATCCGTTTGAGTAAGATACTGTAGCGTTATTTCCTGTAGTTATATCATAGTAAGCATTTAAGTTTCCGTACAGGATAGGATGGATAGCATTAGGGATAGGTCGGCGACCACCGTTTAAGGACATAAATCTGGCCAACATTCCGGCCATAATAGGTGTGGCGGCGCTAGTTCCACCAAAACCGGTTATGGTATTACCAAACCATAGTCCGTATGTATTCATTGGACCTGCTATGTCTGGTACTCCTCGAGTAGTCAAAGTGATAGGGGCACTTGTGCTTGCGTTTGCCGCAAAATATCTTTTATATGTTAAATTAGTTTGCCAACTTGGCACAGTAATAAAATTACTAATGCCGCCTCCGCTTCCCCATCCCGATGGATACCCAGCATCGTTAAAATCAACGGTTTCTGTTAATCGTAAATTTCCAGCAGTTAGTTGCAAGTTAGTGCCGCCAACTGACACAACATTAGAACTTGTTGATGGATAATTAGCTGATGTCACATTGGCTGCAACGTTTGACCCGATACTACCGTAATCTCCTGACGCTACTAATACTGTAATACCTTTGGAAGCGGCGTTTGCTAATGGAGCTGATAAAAAATCGCCACAATAAGTGGCACTTACATTACTAAGTATCTCTTGGGCCGCCCAACTAATACTAATAATATCACAATTATCGTTTACAGCACGATTAAGTACGTTAGCGAATCCTCGGGTGCTATTCAAACCTGCGGCAGTGGCCGCATTAGAAAAATAATAATTTCCGGTGTCAACGCCGGTATAAATTACAATATTCGCGCCAGGTGCCATTCCGGCTACACAATACAAATCTAAAGTATTTTCGCCACTTAATCCATCTGACGTACTAAATGTATTTGCGGCGTTATCAACTATGATACTAGTAATAGGTTGAGAAAGTGTTACGCCAATGTTTGACAGAGATTTTTGTAAATCACCTGGCCACCATCCGCCACCCAGACTAATAATACCAATTTTTACATTGGCACCAGTGCTTGCTGGGATATTATATGCTGTGGCAATCTGCGGAGGTGTTAATCCTGCCTGATTAACATTAGTGTATTCAGGATAGGATGTTATTGATGTAATACACGAAAATGCGTTAGCTATCATATTTTAGAACGTCTGATACCAAATATCGCCAATGTTACCTTGGCTGCTGGTTGGTGCCGCATTAACAACATATACGTTACGTGCCAAATTAGACACCACTGCTATGTTGCCATTGGACCTTACGTCGCCAGTTACAGTGATGTTGCCAGCCGCAATATTACCGGTTGATGTGGTCAAGTAGGCCGCCGTGTTGGTATTTGAATATGTACCGGTAGTGGTAATAAACGTAGTGTTGGCATAGGTATAAAAACTACCAACGTTGGCCTGTAATGTTGTAATGTTGGAACTAAATGCAACATCATTTGCCTGTATGCTGGTAATGATACTAGATGTTGGCAAGTATTGAGCAACTTGTGTATTACCGTAAGTAATAATAGGACTGTACCCACCAATTACTTGAATGTCAAACCAAGTATTGTTAAAATATAAATATGGCGCCCATCCTCCTGTGTCAACATGAAAACGTAATTGAACATTAGCTGTCGTAGACGGTGTAATTACTGCTTCTGTTATCGGTGCACCGCTACCACCGCTACCCCCTATTGTTGTTGATGTAAATGAGGACGGGCTACCTACTACTGTATTATTCCCAGAATATACCCATTGCAATAATGGATTAGTTGCAGACCCAGCGGTGCCGCTAGTAGTTCCTACAGCTGCCATTAATCTATATGTTTTATTTGGTTGTAATGTAATATTACCGGTATTAGAATCTAATGATATATCATTTCCTGTACTATTGCTAATAGTATTAAATACCAATGAAAAATCTGTTGGGCCGTATAAATTGCCGCCAGATATACCTATAGTAGCATTACTACTACGCATATAACTTGCAACTACCCCGGTATTAACATATGGTAATCCATTTGCATAGAATAACCCGTTTGTATAAAGATTACCAAAGTTGCCATTATAAGTAGACAAATAAGTTGCTACATTTGAATTTCCGTAAATTGGATTAGTTTGCAAAATAGCAATTGCAGAATTAGCAGCCGTTATATTTGCATTGATTGTATTGATCAGTGTTTGCTGGGTTGCGGCATTACTGGTCCATGCAGTTGTCACCGCATCTACATATCCCTTCATTGCAGTATTGGCAGTAACAATAGCGGCATTGGCTCCAGCTATATTGGCATTGATTGCATTGATTGAACCTTGCTGAGCAGTGGCATTTGCCTGCCATGCTATGTTGGCCGCTGCTATGTTGGCATTTGTAGCAGTGATACTGGTTAAGATTGTGCCAATATTGCCTTCGTCATTTTGTATGGCAGTGGCAATTTGCCCCAAGGTATCTAATATTGCAGGAGTGTTGGCTAATAGTGCAATCTTACTGTCCACATAGCCTTTCAATGCCACGTTGGCCGTAGTTACGTTTGCCACTGTGGCAAAACTGGTTTGTCCTGCAGGCCCTTGGTACGCGGTGCTTTGAACTGTGGTGTCGGCAAATACCACGTTTCCGGGCAATGTTAGATTGCCGAATCGATCAAAAGTCCAAGTTTGGCTAGAACCACCAACCCCGGCACTAGAGTTTAATTGCACATCGGTATTAGCATACATTACTGCAACATCTTGATCATTTAGATAAATTCCAGTCTGATCATTATAACCATTGGCACTAAACTGTATCTGGCCATCTTCAGCTGACCAAATGTAGCTGTTGCTTTCAAAACGGATATTGTTAACTGTTAGATTACCAATTGTAGCAGTGCCGTTCGCACTCAGCTGATATTGGAGTGATGTTACATTGCTAGATATGCCACTTATATTGGTGCCATGTATGTTGGCCAATAGTGCAGATATATTGGCAGTATTGCTTTGAATACCTTCAATAGCAACAACTACATTAGACACCTGTTGAGTTGTTGCCAGTGTGCTCATTCCGCCTGGAGTGGAACCGTCTTGCAGTCTAAGTGTTTGTAATCCTGTATCTACCAACAGTTCGCCCAGGGGGCCCACATAGTTAGAAGCCGCGGCAGTATTGCCACGCTTGATCAGGATTGTTGATATGTTGATTAAATTGCTCATTTACAGTGTTCCACCATCTAATGAGAATGTAGTTGATTCTGGTGGAGGAGTATAGGTAGTGCCATAATAAGCCGGCAATATTTCCAAATCTAGCGGAACTCCATAATTGTCATCAATGTACACCGGACTGGTTTGATCGGTACTGGTCACTGTTGTAGCAAAAGCCAACTTGTAAAAACGATTCTCCAAACTGTTTATGGTGTTAGCATCAAAGGTAAAATTTCCCAAGCCCTGCTGAATGTTGGCCCAAGTAACAACATAACTCTTTACTGTAACTTGATTTGTGGGATCCTGTATACTTGCAGTCACACTACTACCAGTTAGGTCAACACTTTTTTGGTCCTGATTGCGGACTATAACTTGTATGGGATTGTCAATTCCCTGATAAACTTTAATGGGACGTGAGTACACTTGGCGATTCCTTGTTGTAAATATCGTAGGGTCAAAAACCTGAACCTCGGCTGTGTTTGAATATAAATATGTTTTGACAGTGATCATTTTTATGGTCTTTAACATATTTAGCGAGAATCGTGGAAGAATATTACAAGCAACTACTAGCACAATATCCCTATCTCAGCCATATAACCTATGGTGGGAATGATTATATTGGTATCATTCAAAATTTTGATGAAGTTATTACTACACTTTATGACTTTGGCTCGTTAAAAGATCCAGAACTCAAGAAGATTTTCTTGGAACTTGGGGAAATGTGGTGGTGGGAAAGTAATAGATTAATACCTATTAATGTTTTTCTAAAACAGGATTGGGCTATCTTCAAGCCTTTTCTACGCACGATGAATAGCAAAGACGTAGAAATAAAAATAGGCCCTTATGTGAGCCTAAAAGAAATGGCAAGTACTCGAAGCAAACGTAAAAGTTTTACGCTAGTTCGCAAGATTAGTCAATAGATTCATGTGCACACAGACTAGATGTGCATAGGCCACAGCATGGCTCTTTTTAAAAGTATATTCCTCACTGGCATCCCAAATAGTTTCTGAGATCTTGCTCCAAGTTTCGCCAATCAAATGACGCTTACCCGGACGTATCAGTGCCAAGAACATGGCCATGCGAGGTATTGTAGTAACTGCCTCGGGGCATTTGATCAGTGTATCATAATGATTGCCAATGTGTATTAACTTACTACAAAAATCAGGATCATATAAGTTTTCCCAAGCAGGTTCTTGCGCCATTAAATCAGTTAAGTGTTGTTCGCTTTTTATCTGCGTATATAATGATACATTTAACAAGTCCAATTTCATATAACCAAAGTCTTCTGCTACTTTATGATCTATTGTAGCAATGCCTGTAAATGGATCTGTGGGAATATCTGTTACATAAACTCCAGTGTTGTGCTTGATTAATTTGCCATCGCGAACAATACCTGCAGGAGTATGTTTAAGTAATTTTAATGCATCTTCCCTATTAGGGAAATCAATATCAATGTCACTTTTGAATTTCATTTATTTTATTTTGAATAACTTTATCTAGCATTTTAACACTAATATAATCGGAAGAGCAAGTTAAAATTGTTTCTTTATTTTTTTCAGTCATTTTTATGCACTCAATTGATTCAAAAATTTCCAAATTATTGAACAACCATTGTATTGCATCAATCATCATTTTATATCTTAGACTATGGTCTAGTACTGAATCAAAAGATTGCAACTCGTCGGGTAATAAATTCCACGCGGTATTAAACCCTATTTCGTTGTATAACTTATTAATATTAGCGCCACCAATTGGAAAGGGCAAAGATTTTGCATAAAAACACTTAATAGCTTTTTCAGTTATTGTAAGTTCGTTATTCTGCCATCCAGATTCTGGAAAAATTATGCAAGAATATGTAAAATATTCAGGCATAATAAAATATCCTAAAGCTATCGTTCCATGTTTCTTTTCAACACCAATTGATACAGCGTCTAACTTATAATCTATTTTATTACTGCTAGGTAAATTGTGATCAGTGGATTGTTTATCTAGATAATTGCGAAATTCATTATCTTCTGCGGTCTCCCATATGGAAGGCATAATACTAGTAGCTGATGAATTTATGTTTGATAATATTTCAATATTTGGTAAGCGATTTATTAATTCTTTAAAAAAATAATTTCTATTAGCTCTGTTTACACCGTTTATTCCTATTATAGCATTTTTCTTTTTTAATTTACAATTGTTTAAATTTTCAAAATACTGAGGATAAAAATGTCTTGTGTAGTAGTCTCGACAAGTCATAATATTGTGCGGGAACCAAATATTTTTATTACTCAATTGATGGTCGGATGTTAGGTAACTATTAGTAATCAAATAAACATTATCTAATTTTAATCCTATCTGCATTATTTTATTAGTAACAAATAATGGTTCACCGCCATTACATAAAAATATTAAATCATATCCTTTTATATCTAATTTTCCAGGCATGTAATCAAATAGTATATTAATATCTGCCGCAGGTCCATTTATTGTCAATCCTATATCTGATTTATAATTCTTGCCAATACTTTGCCAATATGCATACAAAGCATCAAAAAGTTGTATGCCAATTCCGTGTTTTTTAGTATCTACGTTAATGTTCAATTTTTTCTACCCTTAATTTCATATATTCCTCAAATGTAGTTACTGGAATACCTTTGTACATTGCAGGAGTATAAGGAGGATAATACATCGCTCTAATAAATCTGTCAACTTGCACATCGTCCCAATCATTGAATGGTATATAGACTTGTAATTGGTCGGGTCTATAATTTAATTCAAACAATTTTCCAACCAATAATATACCGCTATGCCCAGTACAACTTAATGTAATTTTCATCACAATCCTGCTTTGCTCAATATATCCTTGACCCATTCTGTGTCAGCGAGATAGTCTTTAAATTTCTTTTGCCAAAAGTCTGGATCTATCCACGGAAGAACGATTTCAGTTTGCCCAGGATCCAATCTCTCAAGAAACTCAATACCACTGTCACAATTAAATACAATCCAAGGACTGATCCGCCCAGTACTAATATGGTAAACAATACGATTTGCGTTACCGTATCTAAAGTAATCACTAAAACCGTTTTTAAGTTCTGGATGTGCCTCTGCATACTCTGTCATTTCTGTAAGTGCACGTTCTAATGCATCTTGTGTTGCTTCTCGTTTTATATACTCTAATAGCCACTCGGTATATAACTTGTCACTGCACCAGTGATCTAATTTCTTATTGTTCTTTAAAAGCCAATCCGTAAAAGTAATAAAATTAATGCAGCGGATATTGACGCAATACCTACCAAATTTAACAAAGGCATTATAATAAGGACTCTTAGCAAAATCCTCGTAAGATTTGAGCCGAGCACTGCCTTGTGTAAATTCATAGAATCTGAGATACGCTTTAAGGCCCCACTGTACGCCTGTTTCATCTCGTTGCATATAGCGACGCTTGGCCTCACAGAGGTGCGCCAATAGGGTTGTTTCTTTTCTAAAAGGCTTTTCACAATATTTGCAGTTAAACTGTTCGCTCATGTTAAATTATTCTGTGTAATGTATTGTAACAGATAATTGTTAAGATGTATATAGTGCTCACCATCATAATGTTTGGCGTGTGGGGGCCACTGATCTTCAACCGAATTCCAAGTTGCTTTATTTTCTAATAGAAACAAATTGGAAATAAACTTATCCAGTGGGACTATTCCGGGTTTGTTTTCTATTAATTTGCGATAAAGAGGACTCACGGTATCAAAATATACTCCATAATTGGTCTCGCAAGAGTTATAGATACAATACTTTATATTTTTACTTGTCAAATAAGCAGTGAACATAACCAAATCACACATTTGTTGATCAATTGTTTTTAAATTGATCTCGTATTCGTATCTTGTACCAATATATCGGTCTATATCATGATTGGTTTTGTTGTTATTAAACTTTGGCTCTTGTGGAATATATCCGCTTTGTGTTCCTTGCTTTCTGTAGTTGACCCAATTGTCTAGATCTAGTTGGGGTTCTAGAAAGGCACCTTCAAATCTGTCCCAAAATGTAAGTCCGATTAGTACAAAATCCACAGGGTTACGTTCTACGTACTCTAGTGTGCTACGTATCAGTTGTCTATTACTGCGCCCGCCTTTGGCTATAGTTTCAAATTCAGTAAATCCCAGCTGATTGGCCAAGTGTCTAGCCAAATAGTAATTGGCACAAAAGCTACAACCATTTAATAAAAACTTCATGCCAAATTATTGTTAATATAGTTGTATAGGTATTCGTTTAGTACATGATGTTGTCCTGCTGGAGGGTGCTTTATATCATCAGGTACTGATTGTGGACCAATAAAATTCCCGGTGCCTTCATCGGGGCGAGCAATAACACCATTGGCATGCTGATAAGGCACTGCTCGCCATTTAAAGTCTCCAATAATATTGGGATTATTTTTAAATAACTGTAGTTTTGGATTATTAAGCCAACAAAAATACCCATCATCGGCTTGTTGATATACCACGCACTCATGGCCTCTTGAGTGTAGACTATCAATCATAGACAACACTCTATACATCAAGTCTTCAGTTCTGTCAGGTAAACTGTAAACTTCGGTCATTTGTTTAAAACGAACAAACTTCTCGCTTTCACTACGGTTCCAATAGTGTTCATATCTATCAGCATAGTCTTGATTTTGAGGATTTACCCAACGTCCTTCAAATTGATCTTCGTCTGGTACTTTGAGAATTGGCAATTCGTCTCTACTTACAAAGGTTAATCCAATAACGTACAAGGTTGGAGTTGCGGTATAACTGTGTTTTAATGTTGTACGTATAATTCTACTGTTAGCACTGCCGCCAATGGACAATGATTCAGTATTGGTAATATTTAATCTGTTTGCTAAATCTACATGCCCCTGGCCACGAGCATATACTTCCATATAACTGCAACCATTGACTACTAGATTATAATTCTTTTTTAAGTTGTTCATCTGTATATCCATGTGCTTTTGCTAATTCTTTTAAACTTTTTTTATCATTTAGCTCTGCTAATAGTTTAATTTCATCATCCTTTAACTCTGGGTATATGTTACGCAAAAATTTTTCTGCTTTGTTATTGTTGCCTTCTTTTTTCTTTGCCGCCAACCACTTGTGTGACTGTTTGCCCATGCCTGGACTTACTGTACTTGCAAGTAACCATTGAAACTTTTTATGTTGGGTGGCGCTTATATCAAAGAAATGTTTATTTAAACGCTCATTAGTACTCATTAAGTAGTATGCCTGAAGATCTGGATCACCTTCAACTAAACTGCCAAACCGTATCATTAAAAATGGCGAGAACTTTTTACGCTCATCTTCGGTTAAGTCATCAAAGAACTTGCGATTCTTGGTGTCGAACATGGCCATCTCGTATCCAATGTTTAATTTATCTATCATGATCTTTCTTTAGATTATAGTATACTATAGCACGGTCTAGTAGTTCTTGCAAGCCTTCATCATGCCGAGCCATTCTGCGTATCTGTCCCCACATTTGATCTTCTATTAGTTGTTCATGAAATGTTTTACCATCACTCATTATATCACTGTACAACTCACGTTTGGTGGTTCCCGTCATTCTTCTGTAAATAGTTTTACCTTTGTCTGGGCTTTCGAATATATCACTCATGCTACCAAACCTTACTGTAATCAATGACCTCGCTTTGTCTGCTAAGGTCTTTAATAAAATAGGCGCATAGTGGCTTAGGACCATCACTTAGTGGCACTGCCAATAGTTGGCCACTCTTTAGTTTGGGAAAGTACCACTTGACATCTTGGTATATGTCTACAATTTCTACTGTATAGAACTCAGGCCTAAAACTTGTCAAGGGATTAAAACAAAACACATTAAATCCACGATCATTTATACTGGTTAATGGCACCACTTCAAGATCACCAAAGTCTGGCTCACCAATTAACAATTGCCATCCCACTGGCATTTTAAGAGTATATTCGCCAATACGCAATACCAATGCTGGACTATTAAAACTTTCTAAAAATATTAAAGGCACATAAAAATAATCAGGATCTTTGGGATTACTGTTATCTAATACGCAAAAACGTATTTCGTCAACCTCATTGGGTATTTGATCCATTGCGTAGGAGGTATTGTCAAGTGTTAGTATTCTCATTTATTAATTTTTCTGCTTCTGGCGTCAGTATATACCTGCCATGGTCTCGGTACTGAAACCCGGCGATAACTTCGGCATGCAAGGGAAACCGAGCTAAGTCTAATGCTTCCCGTGCAAAGTATTCTATATTATAGTTGAAAGTGCTGGCAAAGTAAACCTTTGCGATAGAATTATTCATGTGTACTGTTTGATTCACAAACTTGTGATGTATGTGCCCATAGTCGCCATCTTCATAATGTGTCAGTATTAAGTCTGGGGCAAATTGGGTTATAGCAAGCGAGATACTATTTGCAGCATCTAAACTGCTCCAGGTTTTTAACTCACCGGCCAGTTGATCTGCATAATCATCTTGGAATCCTAGAAAATCTGTTGTAATATTTCTCTCATCCCAATAAGCTCGCATTTCTCTTGCACGTGGATCTGTGCTGGTATAAGTTAGGTATACAATATGCCAGTGCCACGAGGGAAAGTTATCAATAAAGGGGCGGGCAAATATAACACAATCATCAGGATGCGCTACAACACAAAGAGCTTTTACAGGTGCCATACTTCTTTTATTAATTTGTAGTAAGTGTCGGCTAGATAAACTTGTCCTTCGGGAAGTGTATGATACCCGGGATCTTTCATTTTGTTAGGCAGTTCCCACTCATTACTCGCATACGCAGGCGTTTGTTTAAAGTCCATGGTTAAATAGTGATCGGGCAATACCGAGGGAAATGCCTCACGTACATCATGACTGTTCCAAATAGTGTTGGCAACTAACAAGAAAGGAATTCCTGCATAAAACAATTGCATAATGCCATCACGAATAATCCACTTGTCTTGTTGTAGTTTCCATTGACTATCATACAAGTGATTGATATATTGCTTTACTGCCGCTTGTGTTGCTTTATCAATTTTGCCACTGCGATAGGGATGATCGTAGCCTTCTACCAGACTAAAGATAGTCTCGCAAATCATTCTATAATTGTTATTGCCATAATTTACATTATCTATACCAGCGGCAGGATCGTATCCAATACCGTGATTCTTTTGTAAATGCTTTTGCAAGTCACTGGCCCAGCCTTTGTTTTCGTTCGCTGGAGCCACATAGGGTGCTGCTCCTGCAGGTATTTCTATACGATCATGAAAGGTAGGGCCTATAATTGCAAATGCGGGACGTTGGCGAATCACTTCGTCTATTTGTACACGTATTCCACCGTTACTGCATCCTTGACGTGCAAGTATTTCTACTTCCCATCCCAACTTTTCAGCCAACACTTCGCCAAAGGCTGTTCCCGGCAATTCCTTGCTTGGTGCGGAGAAACTGTCGCCACATACAATTAATTTGTTTACTGCCATTCTACCTTCTCTATGTTTTTATTTTACAAAATTTAACATGCCTGTATGTTACTGTTTTTAAAAAACAATGCGGGCATTCATCTATACGTGTCTGGGAGCCTTTTGGGCCTCTCATACTTTTGCTCATCTTTATTTTTGTTTCTTCGTTGTGTTGTTTGCCGGTCATTCCGGATTTATGCCCTTTTTTCCCCTCGCTGACTTTTTTACAAAAGTCAGCTGACATTTTTCTACCTTTTATAGTTAGTGATCGTTTTCTGTTAGATTCTTCCGAATGTACAATTCCTGTAATGCCTTTATTCCAAGGAATTTGACCTTTGCGCTTATCTGACATTTTTTTTCTAGTAGACTCAGAGTGCTTTTTGCCGGTCCTTGCCTCGGAGATCGTTTCTCTAATCTTTTTATATTCCCACGACGTAAATATTCTTTTTTGGCCAGGTGCAGTCTGAATAAATTTTCCTACAGCAAATTTCATTAAATTATTATGGTACCCAGTTGTCATCTTAACTAATAATAAATGACAGACAAAATGTTCTCTTGCTGTTAATTTTACTATATTATCAGAATTGTCACTACCATTTAGACTACGAGGAATAATATGATGTTTTTCATTGTACCCTCGGGGTTCTCTCGTTAATGCCTTACTAATGATTGCATTGTACCATTTAGTATATTTGTTACCTAAAAATTCTATTGCCATTCAACTTTCTCCAGAGAATAATTATATTTAGCTTCTGTGTAAAACTTTTTCCTCTGTGTCAAATGTCTTTTTGCAAATTTGCAGGTGCTGGTTATATCCCAGATCTCTACGTGGTCCTTGTCTACAGCTTTTCGTATACCTCGTCCAATGCTTTGTATAACCCTAACAAAGCTCTTTCCGGGTTCCACCAGAACCAGATTAAAAATACGAGGGATATTAATACCCACTGCGGCCACACCGTAAGTCGCCACAATAATCTTGCCAGTAGCAGTCGCCACAGCGTCGTATTCTTCTTGCCGTTTTGTTCCTTTAGTTGCTCCACTTACAAATACCGCCTTATCACCTAAATATTCTACTAATAATTTACCTGTTGCTACTCGATCTACTAGCACCAAGGTATTCCCTGTGTCGTTAACTTTGAGTATTAAATTCCTCATATACGTTAACCTGCCTGTGGTCTCTAACAAGTATTTTAATTCCTGTTGGTATTCTTTATACTCAACGTGATCGATCAACTGTACAATATTAACATGACAATTTGCAAGGTGCCCTGCTTCTTGAAGATCACTAGCACTCAGTCGCCCAACTACCGGTCCCAGACTACATAGTATACTTATCTTCGCATGTTCCTCCTTAGGAATTGTTCCAGTCAATCCCCAGCGAATTGGTACGTGTGCAAATACCGTTGTGAGCAAAGTTTTTAGCGCATCGGCTTTGGCCATGTGTACTTCGTCTACCATGACACAAACCACACCCTCAATAAAGTCGCCAATTTCAACTTCGGCTTCTCCACTTTTTGTAGTCTTCATCATGTTGTTCAAACTCTGCCAAGTACAAATAGTATGCGTTTTATTGTATTCTTTTCTATCCCCAAAGTACACCCCAACATCAAGTCCTAGATTGATGTAGTCTGTTTCGGTTTGCGTTACCAAACTTTTGTTGGGCACAATAACTACACTTCTACCATATTTTTCTACGCTCCGGCTCAAGGCAGCAGTCATAATTGTTTTACCAGCACCAGTTGCTACTTCTTGTACACTCTGACGATTTTGCAAAAAATTATTCAAAATCTGTGGCTGATAATCACGCAAATAAATGGGCTCTCCCTCCTTGGGGTGTCCCTTGGGCCACTTTTTGTCCGAGAATGTGTCTTCAGTTATGGGATCAAATTCAAATACTGTACTATAGTCACGCCGATCTTCTAGTTCAACATCATAATTCAAATTCTCAAGATGTTCTAGTATCTCTGGTAACAAATTAATATAAGTGCTACCACCTAGCTGAAAGAAACTGACTTTGCCGTCCCAACGTCCTAGCCGCACCGCTGGCTGATAACGAGCACCTGGAACTTCGTATTTGAACTTGTCTACTAGCTTTTTACGTACAGATACATCAAGTCCTTCTAGTTTGACATTGACTTCGTCACGTATTATTAATTTACAAGTCTGCAAGTTTTTCTACCTTATTTTCTGCTTTTTTATTATACACTTCTGCAGCACAATATACAATCTTTTCTGCATTTTGTACCATTAGGTTTTTGTCTCCGCCATACATCATGCCTGCACTACTAATTAGTAAAGGAATCTTTTGAGTAATAACTGGAACTACCACGTGCACATATTTAAATCCATCACCCCAATTACGAGCCTTTACTGTGCGAGGAACTTCAACTACACCTTCTCTGAGGCCGCGCATCTGTGCCAATAACTTTCCACTTAGATCTGGTTCGTAAACTACAACAGGCCAACGTTGCATGGTGTCTGCGTAGTCTAGCACACTTGCTAAATTGTCGTTGATTGTACTTGGATCTAGTTTTGTCTCACGAGTGGTTGCTAAATTGTAAAAACGCGGAGTACTGTTTGCAACTATCATGTCAGCAATCTTACGACTAACAGTATACCCCATTACTGCGCTCATGTCCACTAAACGTAATAAATTATCTAGCTCAAATCCACCCATATGAGTGATTATGTACTCACGCAAAGACTCTGGGCAGTTTGTAATGTCTAATACGCCATCATTGATAACTAACTCAATGGCATATGGCACTGCTTCTACTTCAGCGATTAAACTGTTTAATCTAATTATCTCTGGAGAGATTTCAAAATTGTTTTGTTCGGCCCAAGTTGTGAGCCAAACCAAATTGTACTCGGTTAGGGCAAAACTCCACACTTTGTTTTCTTTGTCCCACTCGCCATGACCTTGGCTTTCTTTTCTAAAATCACGCAAACCGTCAATTAGCAAATTATTAAATGGAAACACCACTGTTATTTTATCATTAAC